CTGCATTTGCCAGTTAGAGACAAAAACAAATATATGAAATGAGTCAATCATGTGTTTGTCTTTCAGAAAATGCGACTCGGGATCGTTCGGTAGGTCATGTGCCCAAAAGATGCGAATCTTATCCTCCCGTAGTTCACTGCGAATGCGAGATGAAATAATCTGACACTCTTGAAGTAGTTCTTTATTCACTCTATCGGCCAACTGCATTGTCAGTCGTTCGGTGCCGCCCATAGAATTTTCATTTGTTTCATTACGAACAAATACACCATCAATTATTTCAGCCATTAACTTTCCCCGTCACTCATAAGATTGCTATTTTTCACCGAACGAATGTCAGCACGATACCCGCGTTTTGTTTTATCGGGTAAAGAGAACAAACAATACGTATGCATACTGTCAGCGGTTCCGACAACTTTTACAATCTCACCGGTCTTTTTTATTCTCGTCACTTTTTGTTGCATTTGATATTTACTTTCAGACATCTATTTGGTTCTCACTTAATGATATTAATCAATTGCTTAAATCCGCCTATAAATTCGGAATCAATAAAAATTGCTGGCACTGTGCCAATGCTTGGATATTGTTCAACGAACTCTTCTCTGGTGATATCCTCACCAATCACGACTTCGGTGTATTCTAGGTTTTTCTGTGTCAAAAAACTCTTCGCTGAAACGCAGTGACTACAGTTATCTTTAGAGTAAATCTTTATCATCATATTTTATCTCGGTTAAATATTTGCCGGAAATTTTGCCGCCCATGAACTCATTGTAAAACTTGTCGCTCAATAAAACTTGGCGATTCACTTGTTCCACAACCTCATAGTAAGCGCATTGTGTTTTCGTATTACACAATACTAACATGTTTCTTGTTATATTGTCAATACCTTTTTCTTCTATCTCGCCTTGAAGTTGTTTATTTGATCCGTAGTATTTCTTCCAATCGGATTCTACTTTAGTCTTCTTTCTTCTTTTTCTAGTCTTGGTCACAGGTAGTATTTTTGATGACCAAAAAAACTTCTTACCGATATAGAATCTATTGGTATCTTTGTTCTCTAGGATGTATACAAATCCGTAATAGTCGCCAATCATATCCGATTCAAACACTTCTCCCTCATAATACCAAGGATTTGAATAACTACTCATTCTTCGTCTAATGGAATATTCTTCTGCATCCAGTCAAAGTCTTCTACACTCGCACTACATACTGGGCAATAACTAAACTCAACCTCGTCTTCAGGTATGTTGGCCTCCCAAACGATGATATCAGTTTTTGTCTCACAGGCTAAACAGTGTATTCTTTCTTTTTTCATTATAATGAAAATCCTTTAAATGTGGACTCATCCAAGTCCTTCTTGATTCCCCCAATCACATACGATGTGATTTCAGTTTCTTGCGGTGCCACTTGAACATCTGACCCGCTAATCCACTTTTGCGTCCAAGGTAACGGATTACTACCGCCACGATTGTTTGACATTCCGATGGAATACATTCTCTTATTTGCGATCCAATCTATATAGTCGCATAACAGTGACTCATTGAGTCCAATCATAGTTCCATCTTTAAACAAATATTTCGCCCAAGATTTTTCTTGATTGACAACCTCTGAAAAGATATTTATCACTTCTTCATTTGTCTCCTCGGCAATCTTGATGAAATCTGTATCTTCTTTAGGCAATAACTTAATCAACTGTTGCGTAGATGCCAGATGAATATTCTCATCACGAGCAATAAACTTGATAATCTTTGCGTTGCCTTCCATCTTCTTGAGTTCAGCGAATGCCCACGAACAAGCAAACGACACATAGAAGCGAATACCCTCTAAAGCATTCACGGCATTCAGTGCTAACCATAAAGACCTTTTATGCTCGTAACTACCAAAGTCAGGATTTATTCCATTTCGCATTATTAAATCATCATAATATTTTGAGATTGAATCTGCACAATCCACAATCTCTTTTATATTTAACATCGTATCAAATACTTCAGATGGTTGTGAGTAGATGTTTCGTATAATGTGAGTATAAGATCGCGAGTGTATAGTCTCAAAAAATGACCAAGTGACCAACCAGTTCTCAAGTTCAGGCAACGAACAGACGGGTAGAAATGCTTCAACGGGTCCACGACCCTGAACCGAATCCAGAAGTATCTGTCGCTTTAGATTGCTGGTGAAAATATGCTTTTCATGATCAGTCAATGATTTAAAGTCTTTGCTGTCTTTACTAATATCAACTTCTTCTGGTCGCCAAAAAAATCCTAGTTGTTTGTCAGTTAGTTTTTCAAAAATATTATATTTCTGTTTATCATAACGAGCAATGTTAACAGGCTCACCAAAAAATATAGGTTGTTCTGTTGCGTCAATCTTTTTTGTATTGAATATAGACATTACTGGTTCTTTCCTTTTACTCTTTTAAGCAGTTTATCCATGTAATCTAGATTAATAGGTTCATCATCAAATGCTTTCCACATCAATGCCATATCTTCATATAAATCATCAGGAACATCTCCATTTGGAGTCATTGGCCGTTCAGTAATCATTTCAATCCTTCCCTTGCTGTCGTAGTAGACCTCGTGTATACAGTATCCGCTACCAGCTACTGACGGTCTATGACAAATGCGATAGTTCCAAGTCATATGCTACAACTGTCACAGGATTCGTCATCTACTACCGTTTGTTCCAGTTCGGGCATATCGTCGGCACCAAACTTATCGTCGCCAGCACCATCGTATGTCTGGAAGTAGTAAAGTTGCTTTCCACCATACTTGTAAAACATTAAAATGTGTTGCAACATTTCTGACATTGGTATCTTTTCTTCATTGTAATGTAGAGGATTATATGATGTGTTGACAGAAATGCCTTGATCAATATACTTCTGAAGCACCGCCATAATCTTTAAATAACCTTCTGGCGATTTCTGATCCCAGAGTAGGTCGTATTTATTCTTGAGTCGGTGTATACTCGGCACAACTTGTTTTAATACACCATCTTTAGACTGTTTCACAGACACCAATGAACGAGGTGGTTCTATACCATTCGTGCTGTTTGATATCTGTGCTGATGTTTCGGACGGCATTAACGCCATCAGCGTAGAGTTGCGAATACCATTCAACGCCAGTTGATTTCTGAGGGTTTTCCAATCCATACGAATATTAGGTTTCACCAGTTCGTCAACATCTGATTTGTATGTTTGATTAGGTGTAAGACCTCGACCATACTTTGTTTCATTAGACTTATGGCAAGGTCCAAACTCTATTGCCAGATCAGAACTCGCCTTGATTAAATAATATGACCATGCTTCCGCATACTCATCAATCAACTCTAAGTTCGGTTCTTGATAGTTTGTATCATTCTTCGCTAACCAATATGCGAAGTTGATAATGCCTATGCCCAGTGGTCGCCGGTTCTTTGTGCTTAACTCCGCGGCAATCACAGGATATTCTTGAAAGTCTAATAAAGCATCAAGTGCGCGAACCGCAAGAGTGCAAGGTTTTTCAAAGTCTTCAGGCTTACGAATCTTTCCCCAGTTTATTGCTGCGAGTGTACAGAGACTAATCTCGCCTTCCTCATCATGCAAATGTTTGAGCGGTTTCGTTGGAAGATTAATTTCACAACAAAGATTGCTCATTCGTATAGGTGCTTCCTCCTTTATGAACGCGCCATGATCATTGGCGTGATCAACATTCATTAGATAGATGCGACCGGTATCTTTTCTTTCTTGAACAAAAATACTGAACAGTTCGGAAGCAGAGATTGATTTTTTTCGTATCTTGGTGCTTCGTTCATACTTCTCGTAAAGAGTTCGGAACTTATCTATGTCCACAAAGAATGCGTCATATAAATCCGGAACATCATTGGGAGAAAAGAGTGTGATGTTACCGCCAGAGAGTAATCGTTCATACATGACTTTATTGAACTGCACTCCGTAATCGAGTTGCCTGACACGGTTGTCTTCAGTGCCTTTGTTGTTCTTCAACACCAACATGTCTTCAACTTCAAGATGCCATATGGGATAATAGAGAGTAGCAGCGCCACCGCGAACCCCACCCTGAGAACAACTTTTTACCGCACTTTGAAAGTATTTGAAAAAAGGTGTTACACCGGTGTGAGCAGCATCTCCGTTGCGAATAGGGCTGCCAAGTGAACGAATGCTCCCTGCGCCAATGCCGATACCTGCCTTCTGTGAAACATATTTTACGATTGATGACGAGGTTGCATTGATTGAGTCAAGATCATCACTCGTTTCAATCAATACACACGAGGAGAACTGACGCTGCGGTGTTCGAACACCTGACATGATTGGAGTAGGTAAACTTATATCAAATGTTGATAATGCATTGTATAGATCAACGACCCATTTAATGCGATCCTTTTTGTAGTTTTCAAACAACACCATAGCAATACACATCATTGCCATCTGTGGTGTTTCTTTAATATCTCCTGTAACACGATTTTTAACCAGATACTTACCGCGCATTTGTTCCATCGCAGCATATGTCAAATCGAAATCACGGTCGTGTTGAATGAAACCATTCAGTTGTTCAATCTCTTCGGGCGTATACTTTTCCACTAAGATGTTATCGTATACGAGATTATCAACACATTCAACAATATGTTCTATGAGCGTAGGAGGTTCAAACTGTCCGTATACCTCTTTGCGAAGAGCATAGTTGATTAAACGACCTGCGACAAACTGATAATTTGGTTGATCCTCAGTGATGAGTTCCGATGCGGCTTTAATCAGCGTCTCTTGTATATCGATTGTTTTTATGTTGTCATAGACCTGAAGGTGTGTTTTAATTTCAAGTTCGGACGATGACACACCGGCAAGACCCTCACACGCAAAACTCGCGACTTTATGGAACTTCTCAAGGTCTAGATTTTCTTTCCCGCCATTTCTTTTAGTTACATAAACTTGCAATTTTGAACTCTCCATAACCTTCTACATAATTTTCAGCTAGATCCTCAGCATAACGAATCGTTTTATTTTCTAACAACCTTGTGTATTTCAACTGTGATTTCTCATAACATTTCACCACATAATGATACTTATCTTTAGTGACTACCGCAGTTCGTTTATGTTTCTCGTTGTGATATTCTGCGTAAATAATTTGATTTTCTTTTTCCATTAAACTTTTCTCCACGCGGCCAACAAGATTTTAGATTCTAAACCTGAAGATATATTATCACTCAATACGCCATCAATGTCAAGACATTCATGAGTTAACATGATGTCATTTATATCTTTCTGTAATAGATACTCTGGCAATATAACTATCTTATAACCTTTGTCGATCACTTTTGATATTTTTTGTATTGTTTCGGTTGATCTCGGTTCGTTGTCATACACAAACACCGAGTTATCATTTACAAAGTTCCAATCAATAGATCCACCTGCCATGGCAATAGAGTTCTGAACGAACATACTATCAATTGGTCCTTCAAATATATAGTGTGTTTTAGATTGATCACATTCGTCCAAGTTGAATATTTTTGGATGATGTTCATCAAGCATGATAGTTAGATACCGTAGATTTGATTTAGGATCAAATGACCGACCTTGAAATCCCAACAGGTTTTTATTCTGGTCAATGAGGGGTATGATAAGTCTCGGTTCATCTTTGAACTCATTCGCAAATTTACCAGGTAAGAAACTATTTGTAAACTTCTTAAACTTCGGAGCATAGAACAACTTACTATGATACTTATTCGGTATGTGTCGGTCAACCACATATTTCTTCGCTGGATGATTCCACTCAAGTTGGGATATTTTTTTAAGATTGAGCAAACAAGAAAACTGAATGAACTTAGGTTTCTTCATCTTATCAGCAAGTATTTCTACATCAGTCTTTCGTTTCACTCTCTGAGTGCCACTATACTTCTCACTCAGACGATCCTTTACATACTCGGCATGTAATGATGGATCCAACTGTTGAATGAGTTTTTCAAGGTCCAGTGTGATGTTACAGTTGTGACAGTGATATAAATAACCAGAGTCATCTTTAGCGAATATAAATCCTCGCGCCTTGGATTTATTTTTTTGGGAGTCACCACAGACAGGGCAACGAAAGTTGAAGATGTTACGGTTGATGCGTTTAAATCTATCCAACCGGTTGGACAGCATACCAATATACTTTTGTTCTAACCACATAATCAATTACCTTTCTAAGTCACAATGTGATTATAACCTTTATATTAGGAAATGTCAATACTTTTTAGAGATTATGAGGGAAGAAATTGAATGAACTGGTTCATCACTAACATTGTTGCTGTAGCTGCGATCATCCAAGTTACCTTGTTAATCAAACTGGTGGTTTTCTTCATATCGGATAGTTGTTTTTCCAAATCACCCACTCGTTGACCTTGTTCTTTGAAACTGTTCCACATATTTTCTTTATCAGCTGCGGCATGTTTATCAACAACTTCCAGAACGCTGGTTGTTTTTGAAAGAGTCATATTCAATTTCGCAATCTGATCATCGTGCGCGTCAATCTTTTCTGAGTGTGAATTCATTCTATTCCAATAGTCTTGGCGATCCGCTTCTATGGCCACAATTCTTTCCTCAGCCCTCGCTATTGAAATCATTGCGTCAGCGAGCCTATCTATTTTTTCTTCAATGCGATCTAAACGATGCGTGTAATG